AACGTACTGGGCGCCGAAAGAGTACCGGCAAGAACCAGCCGCTGCTGGAAGAAGCTGGGTACAGAGGGGTTGCCATTGCCGGTAGGGGAGAGCGTGGCAGTGGCAGTGGCAGCACCAGCGGAGAAATTCACCGTCGGCGCAGAAGAGTAACCCGAACCCTGCGTATCGAGGATAACTTGCCCTACGCCCCATGCCGCGGTCATAGTGGCACCGGAGCCTGCACCGGATGTGGCGGTTTGGGCGATGGGATTAGAGGGAACAGAGCCAGAGGTAATGGCACCGGCACCTGAAACTGCCCATGAGGTAATGGCACCACCCGACACACCCAGCACAGTCATAACGATATTGCTGCCAAAGCTGATTACATCACCAACCACATACCCACTTCCACCCGCGGTGATTGTAGGTATGCCCTGAATCTGCAACTGCGCATGGGCGGAAGCTGGCACAGTGGGGCCGCCACCAGTGAAACTGACCCCGGGAACAGTAGTGTAAGTTCCAGGGGCAGTAACGGTGATAAAAGCAATGCCTTCGCCGACGAATGGGTTCTTCGAAACCGGTGGCCCTTCGGAGAAGTTAGGATCGATGTTATCATCGATGAAACTAGTTCCGGTGGCCGACCCTACGAAACCATAATACACCCCCGGCGGCTGCACACCGAAGTACGACTGCGCCGCTTCATAGATGTTATACACCACCGCACCAAGTGATGGCGCCCAGAAGACCTCGTTTGTGCCGCCATACGTGCGAATGTCCACACGCGGGCCGATGGTTCCCGGAATAGAAGACAATGATTCTTGCCCAGCCGCATCGACTGCGGTGACAGCATAGGCATAATGCGATTGCCCCGGGGTGGGTGGTGTAGTGTAAGGGTTGATCAGCGGTAGGGTGGAAGCTACACTGACGCTAGTGGGGATTGCAGCAGTTGAACCAATTGAGGCCGGTGCTATAGTCCAGTCAATTGCCGAAATTAGCGTCAAAACTTGAGTTTCATAGATTGGGTGAATTTTAGCAACTTCAAATCCGCCGCCGCATAAGGCGAGACGAGGGTGTAGACTCGTTGGGCAGTTCCGCCGGAAATATACGCACCATACGCAATTGAATCGACAGGATTCCCTTGAAGGTCTTCTAGGGTAACACTGGCGCCTGACACCCCTGACGCAATGAAATATCGCCCGTTAAGCTGGGTCATACCCACTACATCCACCACCCACAACCAATCGCCGGGGATGAAGTTGTTGCCTGGAACGGTTAGAACGCAGGGATTGGCTTGGGTAGCGCCGGTAATAGCAAAGGAGTTCTCGAGAACCGGCGAGCCTTGAAAGATGAATCGAATAGCGTGGTTGCTAAAAAGAAGTTCATAGCCTATGTTATAAGCGGCTTGAAAAGGGATCAGTCGGTTAATGCCGGGAAGGCATTGAATAATATACTGCGTGCCGGGTCTAGTGCTGGCACCACCGCGGTAATCCACGAAGAAATTCTGCAACAACGCCGCGCCAGAGCGATACTTCGCCAAATCCACGCGCGCGTACAGCGCCGGGGACCACTCGCCGGAGTTGAAGGAAGCTTGGACGGTAATATCGCTCATGCGTCAACCAAAGATAGGGTATAACCCGCCCCAATCAAATCCAGTAAAGGGACCAGAATAGGGAGCAGGATATTCAATGCCCCTAATACGGAGCCAATCTGGGGTGACATCATTAACAGTGAATCCTTCATTGGCATCCCCTGTACGTGCCCATTGGATCATAGAGTTGGCGTCTTGAATCACAGCGTTGGCGAGTTTTTTGTCGCCGGTGAGTGCGATGGTGACTTCGGCGCCGAGAATTTTGGCGTAGCAGTCTTGAAACTGCTCGTCCATTCCATCGACATCGGTGGAATCTTGCAGAAATGTGCCGATGGCGAATTCTTGGTTGCAGAGAATCACGCGCTGTGATTGTTGTGTGGAGGACCATGTGGCGGTGAAAGTGGCACCAACACCGGCACCGGTGGTGTAGGACTGTGCCAATGGATTCGGCTGTGGCTGGAAGTAGCTGCCGCCTCGAGGCGCTGCTAGGGCCACACCCGGGAAAGCTGGGGCGGATTGGGTGTTGTTAACTTGAGAAATCATGGTGAAGGAAGTAATACCGCCACTGCCGTCAACACCTGTCACCAGCGCTTGTACTGGACCACCAACTGGCGCGGTATTCTGTGGTGCAGTATCAACCCCTGTGGTTGGATTAATCATCCCCGGACCAAACCAAATGTCGCCGACAGCATAGCCGATGCCAGCGGAAGCTAGAGTCAACGCCGTGATGGAGTAAAACTGATCGTTTTGGACTTTAAACTTAACCGGCGGCCCTTGCCAGAAACTTGCGGCGCCCCCAGTCACTGCGGTAGTGATGGGGACGCCGCCCGCGAAGCCGGTTTGAGTTGAGGGGATAACAAAACAAACCCGCTCGCAGTCCGGGGGATATTGATATTCATAGTTCCACGGCGGCGCTGGTTGCCCGGGCTGCCACAGAGTTGTCGCCGCGATGGAGTTCTCCGGCGTGCCGGGTGACGAGGTGATATAGATCAGATTGATCGTCTTTAGCGCGAAGTTCCACGGCGCCATACGGATGAGTTTCCGCCGAACATTGTCAATTTTGAGATTGATCTGGAGCGCCTCATTTGTGAGGTTTCCAGCCAACTCCGCATCGGTCACGTTCGTGCGGGTGCCCATAACTTGCAGGGCGCGATTGGCAATGTCCGTCAGGGTGGTCATTAGTGCTTCCCTTGCGTCCCGCAGCAGCCGTGGTTGGTGCCGTGAATCCCGGGTGATTTCGGATCGTTGATGGACTTTGGCCCAGTCGGCGGGGAGTAAGGAATCTCTTTCGGCTGCTGCTGACCGCCGTTACTGGCGCGTGGACCGGAGTGATTGTTGGCGTATTCCGCGAGAGTGTCTTTACTCATCATCGTCTCCAGTCTGCAAGGGTGTAGAGCCTAGCCGTTGGTTGAACAGCGGACCATCCGGCGGCTTGGATTGGACTGAATTTGGTGGCAAAGGGTTGGTGTCACCGGCTGGAGCGGGCGGCGGAGGTAAATCGCCAACCTTCTCCTTTCGAATCGCCGCGTCGATCTCACGCAGTTCCGCCATCGCCTCACCAGAGATGTTCATGAACTGCGGCGCCGATTTGGCGACCTTCTCCACAATATTCAACAGATCGCTAACTCGATCTACGGTGTCTTGGTCAAGCATGTCAGTGTTTCCCTTGTGAGCCACGTGGATGATTGGCGGACCCTGCATTGGGCGCCGAATAGCCGCGCCCTTCATGCATCGGCTGCGGTACGGTGCGAACCTGTTGAAGGCCGATGTCGGCGGTCGCCGCTGGATTGATCGCCATAGATCGAGGTTCGATCTTCCGCGATCCAGGCTTGCTATTTCCCGTTCCCTGTTTCATTCACAACCTCCTGTTTGGGTAGGATGCGGGAGTGATCGTAGCGATTCCCGCCGCGCTTTGTCATTTCCTGCCGCACCCGCTCAAAGGTGCCATCTTCGCCGAAGAGGTCTTCGACAATGTGGCGATACCGGTCCGAGCAGCGTTCGAGTTCCTTGCGCAGATAGTCCGGCGGTTCCTGGCCGTTTTCGTGGTACAGCCAGACAATATCATGCACGTCGTGGTAGTACATAATAAACCGCCGCGCCTTTTCGGGTATCTCGCTCTCCGCATCCTTCATATACCGTGTGACTTCTCGAATTTCAAGAAGTATCGCCCGCATGTCACGGGCGAGGTTGGCGAGATTGGCGGCGTCGGCTTCACTCACTTCTTCTTACCTTTCTTGGCAACGTCAGCGGCGTTGAATTCCTTGGCGACGTTGGTGGGGATGCCGACCTTTTTGGCAAACGCTGGATTGTGAGCGGCAGCTGCCATCGTACGTTTCTGCGCGGGGGATTTGCTGGGCATGTTAGAGGCCTTTCGTGACGATAAGGACGAGAATGATGATGAGAAGGATGGCGCCAAGGCCACCACCGCCATAGACGAAGGGGCCACCGAGCCAAAGACCGCCACCGCCGAAGAGCAGAATAAGCAAGACGAGGGCGAGAAGTAGGTTCATCGCGCTTACTCGGCGAGAGACTGGAAGGTGCCGCATACATTCGGCACAGCCAGCGAACCCAACAGCCCGCCGACTTTACCGGCTAGCATCTGCACGCGGCCGCAGACAGACTGGCAATTGGAATCGCCGGCGACTTTCTGTGCGGTCTGCGCCAAGAGCCAAACCGCTTCGCCGGTGGAAATCACACCGTTCGGTGAGTGCTGACCAAAACCTTGAAGGTTTGTGACAACAGTGGTATAGCACGCGAAACCGGTGGGGTCGGCGGGGTTTTCGGGAGGCCCGGCCTCAGCTTGAGCAGCGAGGAAATCGTTCAACACCGCTTCGCCAATGGAGGTGACATTCTTGGCAGTAACAGCGGCGGTGGCTGTAGCAGCTTTGGCGTTCAGATGCAGCGGGTCGATTGGCAGTTTGGTGGCGGCAGTGGCGAAACTTGAAGCCCCGCTCAGGAGCAAGGCGGCGAAGATGAGCTTCTTCATTTTACATCCTTTACATCTTTGGTGACGATGGCATCGGCTTTGGTCTTGGCGGCCACCACGGTGGGTGGATCAGGCGGTGCCAGCGGTCCGGGGTTTGAGTTGGTGTACGCCAACATCAAAGGGGTGATAACGATGATGTAGAACTGATTGAACAAACCCGCCCATTCGTGGATGGATTTGGCAGTTTCGGGGCTGACCGAAGATGGCAGGGCGCTGGTGGCGAGGAAGGAAATTGCCCCCACTAACACCGCGACAGCCATCTGGACTTTCGGGTCGATTTGAAACTTACTCAAGCTTGGCTCCTATCAGGTGTGAGGAACTGTGCGCGTTCAGCGCGGCGACGGTTGAGAAGAACTGTAGGGCGGTTCCATAAAAGGAAGTCGTCTGCGGCAAGTCGGTAGTTGCGCTGGTTAAGGTGGCGCAGGATCGAAGACCCGCGGAAACCACCAACACCTATGTTGAAGGTGATTGACGCCAGCGCGTCGAATTCGTTTTGTGTCAGCACCACATTCACACAGGTGTTGATAGCGTCTTCGACTGGACCAAGATCGCCAGCGAGAAACTGATCTGCGGTGATGGTGTCGATAACCATTCCAGGCCGGACCAACGGCGGTGACATACGCCCTGTATGGCCGACGCCAATCGTCCACACACCGACAGAATCGCGGTATGAGTGAAGGACACAACCTTCACGTTGACGAATGGCATAAAGACCGGCAGGAGACGTTTTCATTTATAACCTAAAAGTTGTTGTTTAAGTGCACAGAAGCTCCAGCAGCTGATGATATACACGGGGCTGTAGTATCATAACAGATGTTGCCGGTTACGATAAGATTCTGCGCTGTCGATTCCATTACAGCGCCTAGGCTGGTGGTGAAGTTTTCAAAGACATTTGCTTCTATAGCACCTGCACCCTTTGTCCACCCCAAGATGTCAATTCCTTCTTGAGAAGTTTTACTTTCGGCCTCAAAGTAATTACCGGTTATAGAGAAATTATACACCCCGGAAATCTGTATTCCCTTGGATGTGCCATTCTGCATGACGAAGACGTTATTTCCTATCGACGCCCCGACTACACCAGAACCTAGAAATATACCAAACGCTCCAGTGGTGAACATACCGAACTGCGATCCAGTGATGGAGAGTTCCGCTGTAAAATTAGGAGAGAAGCCGTTGTCTTGGTTGATTCCGACTTGATTACTGGTGAAATTTGTACCTTTGATACTTACGCCTTGGAAACCATTTTGGTAATACAATCCGCGCAACCAATAGTTGAAATTACAATCTGTCATGTTTAGAATTGACGCAATATTCGCCGGGTACGCGCCGCCAGTGCCGCCGACAGTCACTCCATTACCATGCTGCCCGACTGAGTAGAGAGTATCCTGAACCAGATTAACATTGCTGACATCAAACACGACGATGCCGTTACTCCAATACTCTGTTCCGGCCGTTGATGTCACAGGAGCCGCACCTCCGCCTCCTGGCCCATCCTGACCCCTGATCTCAACATTCTGAATGACTTGCCAACCACCGGGTTGTGCGTAATTCTGTGTCGTCGGCCCCTGTAGGCTAATGGCAGTTCCACTGTTTATCTGGGACGTGGTTAGCGTCATGTCCGATAAATTCAGATTCGGAACCATGTTGCCATAGGTGAACGTGAACCCACCGCCTGTATTGGGCCAGTTTAGAAACGTGCAGTTACGCCCTCCGCCCCGAATCGTTACAGCGGTGGGGTTAGGCGGGGAGGTGGTAGCTGAAGTCGGCATCGTCACTGCGATATTCGAGTTAACTTTATAACTTCCGCAGGGGATGTAGATATTGGCGGGAGCGCTGGCTGCGAGAGCATTGTTGATGGCAGCCGTACTATCTACAGAGCCAGTGGGATCGGCACCGTAAGCTACAATGTTGTTCGCGTTGGGCCCAAGTAATGGATCATTGAATGCGGTTCCAATGACAGAGGTGCCGTTAGAGGGATATTTCGCGAATTGGTTTAGCAAACCTGAGCCAACGACACCGGAACCTGCGCCGCCAGAAGAAGAGATAGTATTATTCGGCCATGCACCAGTGATAACGATGTTGGAGCCGGCGGTGAGGCCTGGGCTGGAAGTTCCGGTTCCACCATTAGAAATAGATAGAGGTAGCGTTAGCGTCGGCTGAAACCCACCATGAACGAATGCAGTGCTGGCGCAAGCATTGGTGTTGTCACCGACCGGTCGAGTGGCGCAGGTGACGTTCTGTGCGAAGGCACCAGTCGGCAGGAACAACAGCGCGGCGATGAGGAGTTTCTTAAGCATTGGAATCAATCACCGTGAGTGGGTTGCTTGAAGCGGATGCGGAGAATGCTTGCCACTGTCCTTGGCATTCTCCAGTAAAGGTACGCTCGCCACCATTGGCGTAGATGAGGAAGCATCCGCCGAGGGAGGATGGTGATGGGGTCAAAGGCTGATTACTTCCATTGACCAACACATACTGCGGCCCGACGAGAATATCCACGGCGCCGGGGTTGTGAAATGTGATTCGCGTGCGAAACTGATTGGCCGGTGCCACCACCTCCGGCGTAGTGGAAAGGTTGTTGTAAGCGTAAACCTTTCCCCCGGAAGTGGGGCCAACCGGCGCTACGTCGAAGGCAGAGGGCATGGGTTAGAGTCTCCGCTGCGAGAGGGTTTTAATGATTTCGGCGTTCTGGACGGTGAGAGCGGCCATGGCGGCGACGAGGGTGTCGAGCCCTGCCACCTCCACCGTCGCCGGCTTCTCCTTGATATTCCGCATTTCAATCTCGAACTTGTCGATCATGGACTGGGAATAGGAAGTGTCGGCGCCTTCAGGTTTGTACTGCCATTTCTCGGCGAAGCTGGCGGAGATGGCACGAGCCTCGTCATCGACAGGCGCCATATCCGGTGTGGGATCGCCCCAGAACGTGATGTCGGAGGTTTCACCTTTGCCTTCGTGGCACACAACAATCTCGCCCTGCTGATTGTCGCGGTTGCCCCACGAATTCGTCCAGTCGCCGGGGTCTTGAATAGAGAGGAACCGGGGGACATCGACTTCCTTCCTGCGCTCGCGGCCGGTGGCCTGGACGACTTCCTTGTATTCCCACTTTGTGTCGCGGCAGTTCAGATAGTGATCTGCCATAAGCTTCCAGCGTGCCATGGAATCATTCCTCCGTGTATTCGATGAAGCCAGACACAGTCTGCCCGCCACCGAGTGCAGTCGCACCGAAGTTGATGCAGTATTGTGTGGTCGTGGCGCCAGAGACTAGATCGGCGCCCTGATCATAAGCGTCGATCGCCGTGCCGAAATCCCACTCCACAGGCACGAGTGGAACAGCCGCTGTGCCTAAGAGAAGATAGGAAGCGCGCACTGTCTGGTGTGAAGTAGAATCGGTGATGGTTGGGTTGGCGGTGTAAGATACCGCCGACGCCGTCGTGGTGGGATTACCACCGTTCATTGCCGCTATGAACGGCGTGCCAGCCGTGCCAGTGTCGAGAGTGTTCCGGCGGATGAGGCTGACTGGAACATTGGTGGCTGCGGTGGCGATTCCAGAAAGTTTAACCCGACGAATTCTGATGTTCTTCGACGCCGAAGCATTGAGGCAGTAGATATCTGATGCCCCAGTCACCGGGACTAGGCCAAGAATCTGTGCCACATAAGTGGGTTTTCGAATGTTGGCGCAGTTAACGCCGACGACTGGGTTGAAATTGACGCCACAATTGGCGGGCGTCTGTGCATGTGCCGGAACGACTGGGGTGGCGAACCACCCCAGTGCCAGCACGGTGGAGAGTAGAAGTTTCTTCACGGTGCTGTACTCCTTAGTTTGCGACGGTGATGCCGGCGGGATAACCAGACTGAACACCGGTCGGGCCGATGATCTGCTGGTCGAGATCGAGAACGATCTGCGCCTCCACGGCACCGGCGGAGTGAGTGCCGGTGGAGATAAAGGTGAGTTTCAAGA